AAAAACACAGTAGTTATTACAAGAGCAGGTGCGATAGAAGATGAAGCAGGCCTTTCTTTAATATCAGCATTTCAAAACTCTGGTGCGTTTATGTTAAACACCAGATCAGCAATGTTAACTTGTGATAATAAACTAACGTCTGCTCTATTGTTTGAAAAGTTTAATATACCAACTCCAAAAACTGCCTTCATATCAAACGAAAAAAATTTAGATAACGCATTAAAACTTGTAGGTAATAAGTTTCCAGTTATCGTAAAGACATTAACAGGCACACAAGGTATTGGTGTAGTTAAAGTTGATAGTTATGATTCATTAGTATCGGTAGTACAAGCATTGTTTAAACATGATGCTGAATTATTATTACAAGAATATATGCCAACAAATTCAGATATAAGAACTTTTGTTGTAGATAATAAAATATTCGCATGTACAAAACGTGTTAAAAAATCTGGGGAGTTTAGATCAAACGTTCATAGAGGTGCGGTTGCTGAACCATATAAACTATCAGATGAAGAAATAGAAATTGTTTTAAGAACAGCAAGAGCATCAAAGGCATACCTTGTAGGTATAGATCATATCACTTACAAAGGAAAAATTTACGTATTAGAAGCAAATGGTTCACCAGGAACTGGAGCTGATTATGAGGGTTATCATTATGAAGATTATATAGATACACCAAATACAATAGGGCCAATTAAAGGAAGTCAATTAGTTGACAACGTTATAGAATATATTTCTAATAGGAAACATTGGGATAGACAATCAATCGTAGAAGTTGGTTACCTAGAAACAATAGAATTATCCACTGTAGGCAAAGTAAGAGCAAAATTAGATACAGGTAACGGAGCCGAAACTTGTGCTTTACATGCTGAAGAAGTTGAAGTAAAAGAAGGTAAAGTTACTTGGAAATATAATGGTAAAAAACACACCAGTAACTTAGAAGGTTATCATAAAATTTTTAGAGCTAATACAAATGATGGTGAAGGAGAAAAAAGACCAGTTGTTAAATTAAATTTAACGTTTAATGGTTTTACATATAAAGATGTATCGTTTGGACTTGATGAAAGAAAAAGATCAGCGTCTGACGTATTGTTAAATAGAGACATCATTAGAAAAATGAATGCTTCAGTTAATCCTAATAGAGAATTTGTATTAAGTAGAAGAATAAAACCTATTGACAAAAAGTAAAAAGTGTAGTATAATAAAGTAAATTGAAAAGGAATATATTATGTCAGAAGTAAAAATCTTTAGATTAAGTACAGGCGAAGATGTTATCGGTCAAAAAGCAGAAGATAGCGATTCAAATTTAACTCACATCAAACAACCATTTGTGATTGTACCAATGCAATCTAAACCAGGCGCACCAGTATCTTTAGCATTAACACCTTATATGCCTTATGCTGAAGAAGAAACAATCGTACTTAAAACTAATAATATAATAACAGAAGTTGATCCAAAATTAGAAATCAAAAATTCATATAATCAGCATTTAGGAACAGGAATAATTCAAGCAAAAAAACCTAAACTTATTATAGATTGATGATTACAGTATATTTTGTTAGAAACGGCCTAAAAATTAGAGTTGATGTACCTATTGGCATGACTCTAATGGAAGCCGCAAAGAGATATAGTAAAATAGAGATAAGAGAAATAACTGCTGATTGTGGTGGAGCTTGTGCTTGTGGTACTTGTCATGTTATAATAGATGAACGTTGGATTGATAAACTTTTACCAATGAATGAAAATTACGCTGAATTAGATATACTAGAATTTGATAAACAATATAAAAAAGGATTGAGTAGATTAGCCTGCCAAATACAATTAACAAAAGAACACGATGGCTTAATTGCTCACTTATTGGATGAAGATATTAGATAATGAACTTTTACAAATCAGTTATAGAACACAGAGGTAAACTTCTAGTCAGAGGTATACATGAAGAAAAAGAATATAAAGAACGAATAGACTTTGGGCCAACTCTTTATTCTTTAACTCAACAACAAACAGAATTTAAAACCTTACAAGGCCAATATTTAAAACCTATTACATTTAAAACTATTGATGACGCTAGAAGATTTAGACGTGAAGTAGTTACAGACAATTCGCCTATCTACGGCCTAGAGAGATATCATTATCAATATATTAATAAATTTCATCCTGATAATATAGATTGGGATAAGAAGTTTATTAAAATCTTTACACTAGATATAGAAACTAGTTGCGAAAGTGGTTTCCCAGATGTACAAAATCCTATAGAAGAAATACTTTGTATTACAGTTAAGAATCAATCCAATAAACAAATACTAACTTGGGGAACTGGTGATTATAAAACAGATAGAACAGATATAACTTATGTAAAATGTAAATCTGAAAAAGAATTAATGTTTGAGTTTATGAAGTTTTGGATTAAAAACTATCCAGATGTTACAACAGGTTGGAATACAAAATTCTTTGATATACCCTATTTACTTAGTAGAATTACTTTGGTTGCTGGCGAAAAGGTAGCTCAAAAGATATCACCTTGGAATCTAATTCAAAAAGAAGAAATATTGGTAAGAGGAAGACCACAAACAGTTTATGAAATAAAAGGTATAACTAATTTAGATTACTTAGATTTATATCAATGGTTTATTCCTACAAGGCAAGAAAGTTATAAGTTAGATTTTATTGGCGAATTAGAACTTGGTCGTGGTAAAAATGAAATGAAACACGATACATTTAAAGATTGGTACACAAATGACTTTCAATCATTTATTGATTACAATATTCAAGACGTTGAAATAGTTGACGCATTAGAAGATAAACTAGGACTAATTGATTTATCATTAACTGTTGCTTATGAATCTAAAGTAAACTATGGTGATATCTTTTCACAAGTAAGAGTGTGGGACACGTTAATAGCCAATCATTTATTGAAAAAAAATATTTGTATTCCTCCACGTGAAGATAATATTAAAAATGAAAAATATGAAGGCGCCTATGTAAAAGAACCACAACTTGGTATGCACAAGTGGATTGTTTCATTTGATATTAACTCTCTATATCCGCACATTATCATACAGTATAATATTTCACCAGAAAAGATTATTGGTTTAAATTCAGAAGGCATATCTGTTAATAAGATGTTAGACAAGTCAACATCATTAGATTATTTAAAAGATAAAAATGTTTGTATTACACCTAATGGCGCATTATTTAAAAATGATAGTCAAGGGTTTCTACCAGAGATGATGGAGACAATGTATAATGAACGTGTTGTTTTCAAAGATAGAATGTTAAAAGCAAAAAAAGAATATGAGAAAACAAAAGACCCAAGTTTAACAAGAGAAATATCACGTTGTCATAATATTCAATGGGCAAGAAAGATTGCCTTAAACTCAGCTTACGGAGCAGTAGGTAATGAATACTTTAGATATTATGATGTTAGACAAGCCAGTGCCATAACAACAGCAGGTCAATTTATTATAAGATTTATAGAAGAAAAGGTTAATACGTATTTGAATGATATATTAAAACCAGAAAATAAGATAGATTACATTGTGGCATCTGATACAGATTCTATCTATGTTACATTAGATAAACTTGTAGAACAAACCTGTAAGGACAAAACAGAAGATCAAGTATGTAATTTTTTAAATAAGGTTGTTGATAGTAGAATTGAACCATTCTTAAATAAATGTTTTGAAGAACTTGCTGATTATACAAACGCATTTAAAAATTGTATGGTGATGAAACGAGAAGTAATTGCCAACAAAGGTATTTGGGTAGCAAAGAAAAGATATATGTTAAATGTATTAGATGAAGAAGGAGTTAGACTTTCTCAACCTAAGTTAAAGATTATGGGTATTGAAGCAGTCAAATCTTCAACACCACAAGTTTGTAGAGGTAAGATTAAAGAGGCCATTAAAATTATAATGAGTAAAGATGAAGATACATTACAAAAGTTTATTGCCGATTTTAAAAAAGAGTTTTTTACAATGTCTGCTGAACAGATATCTTTTCCTAGATCGTGTAATAATATGAAAAAGTATTATGATAGTAATAATATCTTTATTAAAGGTACACCAATACATGTTAAAGGAGCCTTGATTTACAATCATCAGATAAAAGAATTTAAACTTAAAAGTAAATATCCTTTAATACAAGAAGGAGATAAAATTAAGTTTCTTAAACTAGTTGACGCTAATCCATTTAAATTTGATGTAATTAGTTATATTACCACATTACCAAAAGAGTTTAAATTACAACAGTATATAGATTATGAAACACAATTTGAAAAAACTTTCTTAGATCCAATGAGATTTATATTACAATCTATTGGTTGGTCGCAAGAGAAGAAAGCAAACTTAGAGGCATTCTTCGCATGATACCTTTTCCAAATAAAAAATATAAAGTAATTTATGCTGATCCGCCTTGGTACTTCAAATCATACAGTAAAAAAGGTGAAGGAAGAAATGCTACACAACATTATGACTGTATGAAGATTGAAGATATTAAAAATCTACCAGTTAAAGATATATCAGAAAATGATTCAACACTATTAATGTGGGTAACAGATCCTTTTTTAAAAATATCACTTGAAGTTATTGAGTCTTGGGGATTTAAATATAAAACTGTGGCATTTACTTGGGTGAAAACCAATAAAAAAAGTCCAGGATATTTTAAAGGTTTGGGTTATTGGACAAGAGCTAATCCTGAAATGTGTTTGTTAGCAACTAAAGGCAAACCAAAAAGAATAAACAATGGAGTAGATCAACTTGTTGTTTCTAAATTAAGAGAACATTCAAAAAAACCTGATGAAGTTTATGAACGTATTGAAAAATTATTAGAAGGACCTTATATAGAATTGTTTGCTCGTAATAAAAAAGATAATTGGTCTAGTTGGGGAAATGAGGTATAAAATATGGCATTTGATTTATATGATGAAAAAGCAGCACTAGAAGAATTTACAAAACATGGTGAACTTTGGATTCAACAAAAATTATCAGGCAAACTTAAAACTATATTTGATGTAGGTAGTAATATAGGTGAATGGACACGTATGACAAGAAGATTTCAACCACAAGCTGAAATTCATATGTTTGAAATTATTCCTGATACATACAGAAAATCATTAAAAAATATTGAAATAGATGACAAGATTATTCCTAATGGATTTGGATTATCAAATGAAGCTGGAACTTTACCAATGAAGTATAGAATGGATGCCGATTATGTTAGCACTTATATATCTGATATGAGAGTTGATAATTTTGAGTGGAGAGAAGGATTGATTATGAAAGGTGATGATTATGTTAACAGTCGTAAAATTGATTATATAGACTATTTAAAAATTGATACTGAAGGAGCTGAAAAATTAGTATTAGAAGGATTTAAAGATACTTTGAAACAAAAGAAAATAGGTATGATACAATTTGAATATGGTTTTATTTGTATTCTTAGCAAATGGCTTTTAATAGATGCTTATAGATTATTTACTCCTTTAGGATATAAACTTGGAAGATTAACAGATCAAGGAATACAATTTCACGATTATAAATTAACTGATGAAACATTTAATGGTCCTGATTATATAGCAGTACACGAATCTAAAATAAAAGATGTAATTTAAAATATGAAAACTTTAACTAAAGAACAAGCACTACATTGTGCTAAAATATTTAAAGATTATTTTGGTGGGTTTAATCGTATAGATGATTATATGAGAGATCAAAAACTGGCCTCTATACAAAACATTCCTGCTGGATTACCAGGCATGAGTTTAGAAGATGATTTGTTTTCTGATTTTACAATGTCTCCTAATGATATGAAATTAGAAGTATTAGAAATAGATAATGTAACTTGGGACACTTGTATTAATATGATATCAAGCCACAGTAATATGGTAAATATTCCTGGTAAAAATTTAAAATTAGCAGTTAAAGAAATGACAACTAATAAATTTGTTGGCTTTATAAGATTATCTTCACCAGTTATTAATATGAAACCTAGAAACGAAATGTTAGGTAATGTTCCCGATCTAAGTCATTTTAATAAAACGGCCATTATGGGGTTTGTAATAGTACCATCTCAACCTTTTGGTTATAATTATCTTGGTGGTAAACTATTGGCAGCTATTTGTTGTAGTCATAAAGTAAGAGACATGATGAATAAGAAGTATGATATGAACTTATGTTTATTTGAAACTACAAGTTTGTATGGTAACAGTAAATCATCAAGTCAGTATGATGGTATGAAACCTTATGTTAGATATAAAGGCCTAACTGATAGTGATTTTATTCCTATGTTACATGGTAAACCTTATGAACAATTAAGAGACTACGTTGAGAAAATAGTAGGCGATCTAGTAAAAGAAGATGCGTCAAGTAAGAAGTTAAAGTTAACCAATGCAATTATAGGGTTAATAAAACGATCTTTAAAAGATGACAAGACAGAATTGGAAGATTTTAATAAAGTTATCAACAACGCAAAAGACTTGACGGAACAAAAAAGATATTATATAAGCCATTATGGTATTAAGAATTATATTGATATAGTAAATGGTAAAGCAGATACTATTATTAAAGATGATACCTATGATAAATTTGAACTAGAAAGTATCATAGAATGGTGGAGAAAGAAAGCAACCGTTCGTTATGAAACTTTAAACAAAGAAAATAGAATACGAAATGAACTTGAAATTTGGACTAAAAATAATAATCTACAAATCATCCGATAAAGAAATGATTTATATAAATAAACTTATAACATATTTGATGTGATGGTGGAAGAAATTTTAACAAATAGAGAGATGGATAAAAATAACT